CGATAAGGATGAGGAAGTAGTTGATCGTTGGTTTCGTGAACTCTGTGCAAACGTTGTAGTCGATGGCGACTACGGAGGCCCACTAGACACTGGAAGTATTGAGCCAGATGTCATTAAAAGGAATAAATGAGTAAAATGTGCCACATAATAGTTGATACAGCGAACACGTTCTTTCGTGCGAGACACGTAATTAATGGAGATGCAGATATTAAGTTGGGTATGGCTTTCCATATCACACTGAATAGCATCAAGAAGGCTTGGCAGGACTTTGACGGAACACACGTTGTGTTCTGCTTGGAAGGACGATCGTGGCGCAAGGACTATTATGAGCCTTACAAGCGTAACAGGCAAGAAGCACGTGATGCACTTACAGAAAAACAGCAGGATGAGGAAACAGTATTCTGGGAAGCATTTGATACATTCAAGAATTTCGTAAGTGAAAAAACAAACTGTACTGTTTTACAGCACCCACAACTAGAAGCGGATGACTTAATTGCTGGGTGGATACAGGCCCATCCTGATAGCGAGCACGTTGTTATTAGTACTGATACTGATTTTCAACAATTAATTGCTCCTAACGTAAAATTATATAATGGTGTGCAAGAAGTTACTACTACACACGAAGGATTCTTTGATAAAAAAGGCGAACTAGTGATTGACAAGAAAACTAAAAAGCCTAAGGAAGTAGATGCAGAATGGATGCTATTTGAAAAATGCATGAGAGGAGATTCTAGTGATAATGTTTTTTCTGCATACCCAGGTGTTCGTAAGAAAGGCACTAAGAACAAAGTTGGACTAATTGAAGCATTTGCAGATAGACAGACTAAAGGATTTAATTGGAACAACTTAATGTTACAACGTTGGGTTGATCATAACGGTGAAGAGCATCGAGTTCTTGAAGATTACGAACGTAACAAAACTCTTATTGATCTAACAGCTCAACCTTCTGAAATAAAAGAAATTATAGAAACTACAATTAACAATGCTAAGACAGCCGATAAGAATATCAGCCAGGTAGGTATTAGACTTATGAAGTTCTGTCACTTGTACGATCTTAAGAAAATTTCTGATCAAGCACAGGCATATGCAGAACCATTAAATGCGAGGTACACACAATGACAGACATACAAGCAAAACCAATTATAAATGACGTATTTTGGATCGTTGAGAACAATGGATTAAAAATTGGTACTTTACGTAAAAATGAGGACAAATTTATCCTTAGCAACAAAGATGGAATGGTTATTTTTAAAAACAAAAAAAGTATCATGGATCAGTTTGGTCCTGACTTTTTTGTAGCAAAAATTGTAAAAGAAAAAGATAATGCTAACACAAATGAAGTACATGGCTTTTTAACTAGCACAAAGCCACATAACGCCATGTACGATATACAAAGGAAACTTCCATTATTTACAAAAAGTAACGATTCAAAAAGTTTGTATTGTGCCGGCTACTACGTGATTAGATTTGAAAAGGGTTGGGTGAAGAGTTTTTGTCCTAAAATGATTACCTTACAAAGATATCCGTATAAAGGTCCTTTTAAAACTGAACTTGAAATGCGACAGGAATTAAGCCGTGTCAACAAATAGTATACCAGACAAGTTACCTACTGTTGAAAGGCTATTGCAGAGAATATCAGTTGCTGAAAAATCACAACAACGAGAAATACGCATCAGTATAGAAGAAGCCAGATCGCTTACCAGCGAACTTGCACTGATAACTTCTAAATTAGGGTCTACAATAGCAGATATACACACACTACTGCAAAAAATAAACGCTTCATCAAACGAAGTAGATGTAAAGTTTGACGGAGGTTCCTTCTAAAAAAGATAAATATATACGTAGTTAATTAAAGGATTGCGTATATATGAGTAGACCAAAACCAACTATCATTCTCGAACACACCAATCGAGAAACATATAAGGTAGAACAGATACTAGAAAGCGAAGCCATCTGGGCTGTATTTTACAAGGATGCACCGTTTAATCTTAAAAGCGGTAGTATGGTATCTAGTTATCCTGGTCCAAAATACAAGAAGGTATCCTTTTCAAATCCAGGCCATGCAAGAAATTTGGCTAAAAAATTAAACAAACTTTTTGATACAAAAGATTTTTCTGTGTATAAACTTACTAGCGGAGAAAAAGAAAAGTGAAATGGATGTTAAAGATAACTACACAAAACTATTCCTAAAAGCAGCAGAAGAAGATATCACTGACGAACTAATTAAAAAAAGGAAATCTGATTGGTGGTGGAATGTAAGAAGCAAAGAAACTGGCGGATTACGTCTCACTGATTTTGCACTCAAATACATACAACAAAAAGCAGAACTCAAAACATACAAGATAGATTTTCCAAAAGACTTCTCTATTACTCCCCAGATATTATTATGGCTTGACAATTACATAGAATCGCCTTATTATATAACTAAGAAATCAATTACAGTTTTGAAGGAAAGATCTGCTTTTGAATTATATTTGTTCAGCGGTGATGTTAAAAAATATGGTTATACAAAAGCGTTGTCCAAAAGATTAAACCAAGATTAAAAAATATTATAGTAGCAGTTTATAAATAATAGCATGTTAGAACTTAATCCATTAGAGGTCTTAAATGTTCGTCAGGTAAAGTCGATGCCTAAACACTTTGCCAAAATAGAAGTTGGTAGAGATTACGATTTTAAGATTGTAGATTGGATTAGAAGTAAACTAACTGGAAGATACAGTATTGCAAAATTGCCGTCTGTAAATTCAAATAATAATTTCAAGACAACCAATTTTGTTGGATTTGAAAATGAAAAAGAGCTGACATACTTTATGTTGGCTTGTCCATATTTAAGGAGAAACTAAATGTCAGAAGAAACTAAAACAGAAAAGAAAGTAGAAGAAACTACTGCGCAAGCTCAAACACCACAATCTGGGCCGGTTCCAAATCCTGAAGAGCAGGCTGCAGATCTAAACATTAGCGATCTTAATGCTATCAGAAGCATTATTGATATTGCTACACAAAGGGGTGCTTTTAAAGCAAATGAACTAGAAGCAGTTGGAAAAACTTATAATAAGTTAACAAAATTCCTAGAATCTGTTTCTAAGCAGCAACAAGCACAAAACCAAGAACAACCTCAAGGAAATAACAATGGCTAAAGAAATTAAACACGTTGGAAGAATTAAAAACACAGGCGAAAAAGTTGCCGTAGTTTTTAGAACAGTTCCGGGAGAATCAGATACAGCATTGGTATTGCGTTCATCACAACTGCCGGATGTTTATCATGATAGTTTAATGGACTTGATTGAAAAAGAACAGGCACAACAAACATTTGAACTAGGTGAATACATGTTTCAGAATAGATTCCCTGATGGAACAAACATGCTTACACAAATGCAAAGCACAGGTAGATTACAGAAGGTGAAAACTTCAGATATTGAAATGACACCTACTCCGGTTACTGCTATTGCATTAGACGAACTAAATGCACTCATTGCAGAACAAAAAAATACAACTGTAGATAATCTTTATACATTTGTGAGTGGAGCACCTAAAGCATCTGGTGATACAGCAGAAACAGTTGCAACTGCAACAGAAACTGTACAACCAGTAGAACAGGCTACACAGCCAGCAAATGATGGTGTATTGTCAGATAAAGACCTTGCTAAGTCATACAGAAGCCAAGCAGACGGACTCTATAAGGAAGCAGCACGTTTACGTAGAGAGGCGGATGATTTAGATCCTCCTGCTAAGAAAACTACAGCAAAGGCAAAAAAAGAAGAAACTGAAAGTGCATAGGCACTATTTTAAACCACCAAGACATTTAGTTAAAGAGTGGCCGGAGGTGTTCGACGATCTTTACATGAACACCATGCCGGTCGCTTATGTTGACGTAATGATAATAGAATTTACAGACGGCCGAGTCTGGGAAATCGATGTCTCTGAACAACTTAAGACACAAGATTCTGATAAGGTTGCTAAAAAATTATTAAGCACACTATCAGAATATGCAGATACAGTCAAAAAATTAGACTTCAAAATTAATATCGAAAAACTAAAAGAAGATATTAAAAACCGAACAAAAAATATTCTTTAATTATTTCTAGTATTACCGTAATGAATTACCTTATAATCGGTTGACTCATGCTGTCTCCACGGATCAACCACAATGCTGTCGCTGGTTAAATTTACGTAAAGAGTTGGATGGGCAAGAAGAACAACTGCCCTGAATTCCATTCCGCCACCCAAATCAATTGCAGGATCAATGGTCATTGGATTTCTTCCCAGTTCTTGACAGTAGTGTCCCACAAGCAAACTATAACTTCCATCCTGGTACGGTACTCCTGGCTTGTATGCCACTCCGTTTAACAGTATGGGTAGATCGTGCTCCTTTGCTAGTTCCACCAATTTAATCGCAATGTTCTTTGCCTGCTTTTCTCGAGCATCCATGACGGCATCAAATATATCATATCCTAGGTTGAGATTTTGTGCCATGTATCTTAGGGCAATATTGTCTCTAGGATGGCATG